AGCCGTACTCATCAATTGTACTTAAAGCTGCCGGTGAAGAAGGCTAGGAGGAAAATTCAAAATGGCAAAGTTTAGTTGTATGATCGGGTACGTTACTACCGAGGAAACAAAACCCGGAGTGTGGACTCCTACAATTATCGAAAAACGATATGCAGCCGAGATCACTAAAAATGTACTTGCGGTTAGAACAGCTGGCGTCAACGACGATATTACCATGAATAATGTTATAAGTATTGTCGCTGACCCCTTTGCCTATGATAACCTCAAGTCTATTCGATATGCAACCTATATGGGCGTTAAATGGAAAGTAACAAATATTGAAGTTGAGCGCCCAAGGTTGATCCTTACAGTTGGGGGTGAGTATAATGCGTCCTAGAGAAGATCTCCAGACAATACTGGAAGATATTTTAGGAAGTAGGCAAGTATACTTCCAACCCCCAGAAACTGTTAAGATGTCCTATCCAGCTATTGTGTACGAGCTGAATGCTATAGGGACTGTACACGCTGACAATTCTGCGTATCAGCATACTCGTACATACGATATAACTTTAATCGACTACGATCCTGATAGTGATTTTGTCATGCCAATACTAAAGTTACCAATGTGCAAGTTCAATAGATCTTACACTGCTGATAACTTAAACCACTTTTCTTTTACACTATATTATTTTTAAGGGAGGAAATGAATTATGTCTAAACTCGTATGGGATAAGGTCGGCGAGCGTTTCTATGAAACTGGTGTCGATCATGCAGTGCTTTATCCACAGGATTCCAAGGGTGAATACCCAACAGGTGTTGCTTGGAATGGTATTACTGGTGTAACTGAGTCTCCTTCAGGAGCTGAGGCATCAGACATTTATGCAGATAACATTAAGTACGCTACACTTCGCTCGGCAGAGACATTCGGAGCGACTATTACCGCATATACTTCTCCGGAAGAGTTTGCGGCTTGCGATGGATCAGCTTCAATTGCTTCTGGTGTTGTAATCGGACAGCAGAGCCGAAATCCGTTTGGTCTTTCTTATAGAACAAAGGTTGGAAACGATACCGCATCCGAAGAGGATGACAGCTACAAACTTCACATTGTTTATAACGCTACTGCATCACCGTCAGAGAGAGCTTACGCTACAGTAAACGATTCTCCTGAGGCTATTGAGTTTAGCTGGGAGATTACAACAACTCCAGTTGACGTTACAGGCTACAAGCCTACTGCTACTATTACGATTGATTCATCCAAGGCAGATACTACAAAGCTTGCGTCTTTAGAGGCTATTCTCTATGGATCCGATGAGTCTGAGGCTAGACTTCCGCTTCCGGATGAGATTGCTACCCTCTTCTCAACAAGCGGAGCATCCGAGCAGGGCTAATACACTACTGCATTTGGCGGAGGTTTCTTAAATTCAAAATGAAGTTAAAAAGAGGTCTCCGCCTCTTTAATTGAAAGGAGAAAAATATTATGTTTACTAAGAAAATTACATACACTGATTACAATGGTGTAACTAGAACAGAAGATTTCATGTTTAACCTTACAAAGGCTGAGCTTATGGAAAAGCAGATGTCAATAGCAGGAGGACTTGATACGGTTCTTCGACAGATCATCGATTCCAATGACCAGACAAAGATCACAGAGGCATTTAAGCAGATTATTCTTAAGTCTTATGGTGAGAAGTCAGAAGACGGAAAGCATTTTATAAAGGTTCGTAATGGAGTTCCTCTTTCTGAGGCGTTTTCTCAGACGGAGGCCTATTCTGAGTTGTTTATGGAACTTTCTACAGATGCTGAAAAAGCTGCGGAGTTTGTAAATCACATTATTCCAGCATCTCTTGCTACAGAAGTCGCTAATATTAAGGATAGTGATTCGGAAAACAACGTTGTATCTACGCAGTAATCAGTTAGATATTTATAGAATGGAGGTTGAGACATTATGCCGTTAACAGTAACGATACCGGCTACAGATCTGTTCAACGATGAAACTGAAGAATTCTATACTATAAAGGAAACAAAGTTAAAACTTGAACATTCTCTTGTCTCAATTTCGAAATGGGAATCTAAGTATGAAAAACCATTTTTGGACGGCATACAAGATGGACAGGAAACAATAGATTACATTAAATGTATGACATTAACGCAGAATGTAGACCCAAATGTGTACTTATGCATTCCCCAAAGTGTATTTCATGAAATAAATGAGTACATTGAAAAACCGATGACTGCCACGACTATCACTGAACATGGTCCTAGACGTGGCAGAAATCAAAAGATAACTTCTGAACTTGTTTACTATTGGATGATAGTTCTTCAAATACCTACCGAATTTCAGAAATGGCATTTTAATAGACTTATGATGCTTATACGAGTTTGTCAGGCTGAGAACGAAGGTCCAAAGAAGATGAGTCAGAAGGAAATAATGAGACAGAATGCGGCTTTAAATGCCGCTAGAAAAGCAAAACACCACACTAGGGGGTAATATTATGCCAACTATAATGTTCGGCTCTGCTAGAATAGGTGAAAACGGAAAAGTAACAGGCGGAGCAAAAGGAGATCAAAAGCAGACAAGTTCTACAAATGATACAAAAGGCGAAGTTTCAATGCAAACGATGTACAAGCATGTTAAAGGTTGGCTTGTATTCAGACCTAAGAAAGTATCTCATGCAGATGCTATTGCAGAACGTACTACGACTGCTTGCAATAATAGTAACATTGGCTATAACCAGAATGAACGTTTAGGAGTAGTAACGAACGGCATTGAAACTAAAAAGAAAACCAATGCTGATTGTAGTTCGCTTATTAGAGAAATTATAAAAGAAGCGACTGGCGTTGACCTCGGGAATTTTACTACGGTCAATGAAGCGAGTGTTCTAAAAGCATCTGGATTATTTGAAGAGCCATTCGAATACGAATCTCAGGATAAGACACCGGTTTATAATGGAGATGTCCTTGTTACAAAAACCAAAGGACATACCGGAGCAATTTGCAGCGGAAATCCAAGATCAAAGTCGAGTTCTAAACTTACAGTTCCAGAACCTACTTTAAGAAATGGAAGTTCCGGAACTCAGGTTAAGTATTTACAGAAAGCACTTAACAAACTTATAAATGCGGGATTGACCGTTGACGGAGATTTTGGAACAAAAACCGAAAAGGCTTTAAAAACTTGGCAGAGTGCAAATTCATTGACTGCTGATGGAATTTACGGATCTAAATCGCAAGCAAAAATGAAGAAATTGCTATCATAAGGAAAATTCAAAATGGGTGTAATTTTTAAGCATAAAGGAAGTTTCAAGCATGTTGAAAACTTCTTTCAAAGAATGAAGGATCGTAATATTGCAAGTATTTTACGTCCTTATGCTCAACAGGGAGTTGATGCTTTAAGTATGGCTACACCCATTGACACAGGTCTCACAGCCGCTTCATGGGGTTATGAGATAACTGAAGAAAATGGAGTGTATTCCATTCATTGGTTAAACACTAATGTGAACAAAAACGTAAATATAGCCCTTATCTTGCAATATGGGCATGGAACTGGAACTGGTGGCTATGTCACTGGAATTGATTATATTAACCCGGCTATTCGCCCTATATTTGAAGAAATGCCTGAAAAAATTTGGAAGGAAGTGACTAGACCATGAGCAGTGTTGATACCAGAGTTGTTGAGATGCGGTTCGATAACTCTCAGTTTGAGAGTGGAATCAAATCTAGTATGAGTTCTCTTGAGAAACTTAAGGCTAGTTTGGATCTTAAAAGTTCTGAGAAAAGTCTTGAGAGTCTTGAGGCTGCTGGTAAGAAATTCTCTCTTGCTGGAATAGCTAACAGCATTGACGAATTAAATAGCAAATTCTCTACAATGGGAATTGTTGGTATGACTGCGATTAGTAATCTTACTAATAGTGCCATTAATTCACTTCGAGGTATAACCAGTAGTGTTACAGGGCTCATTAAGACCGGTGGTATCAACAGAGCATTAAACATAGAGTCTGCTAAGTTCCAGTTAGAAGGTCTTGGAGTAGCTTGGGATAGTATTTCTGAAGACATTAACTATGGCGTTCAGGATACGGCATATGGTCTTGATGCAGCAGCTAAAGTAGCTTCTCAGTTAGTTGCTTCTGGTGTTCAGGTTGGCGATACAATGAAGTCCGATTTAAGGGCTATTTCTGGTGTTGCCGCAATGACTAATTCTACTTATGAAGATATAGGTCAGATCTTTACTACTATAGCTGGTAATGGCAAACTTATGACCGAGCAGCTTCGTCAGTTTTCTTCACGAGGTTTGAATGTTGCTGCTACACTTGGAGAACAGCTTGGAAAGACAGAAGCTGAAATCCGAGACATGGTTACAAAAGGCCAAATCGATTTTCAGACATTCGCTTCGGCTATGGATAGCGCTTTTGGCGAACATGCCAAGGATGCTAATAAGACATTCACAGGCGCACTTTCAAATATGAAAGCGGCATTTTCCAGAATTGGAGCAGACATTGCCACACCAGCTCTAGAAATGCTCAGAGTAATGATGAATGCTTTAATCCCAGTGATTAATGCTATTCGAAGCGAACTCGCTCCTGCTATAGAATCCTTGACAATCAAAATGAAAATTTTAGGATACTTTGTTCAGTATCTTTTAGAAGATTTCAATAATTTGGGATTGTCAAAAGTAGTAAAAGTTATAAAAAACATAAAGAAAGCTTTAACACCAACTGAAAAGACCCTTGATAAATTAGGTAGAACGTTCGACGGAGTTATAGCAGTTCTTGATATTTTTGTCGAAATAGCAGGTTCTCTCCTTACTCCTATACTTGAGTCTCTTGGGTTTACTGTTGGTACGGTAGGAGATAGCGTTTTAAGCATAACAGCCAATATAGGAGATATGCTATGCGAATTCCGAGATTGGGTTCTTGAAAATAAAGTTGTACAAAAGACTTTTGGAACTCTCGGAAAAGGAATTGCAACAGCTATAAAATACGTTGGCGAATTCGTTAAGACAGTTGAAGAATCTGGGACAATAGATAAAACATTTTCAACTATATCGACTGTTTTTGAGAATCTGTTTAATCTAATATCCGGAAAAGCTCCTAATGTAACAGACGTTTTAGGTGATTTTAAAGATGGACTATTAGACTTAGTTCAGAATTTTAGCCTCGATAAACTTATTGACACTTTCAAAGATCTCGGAGATGCAATTTTAGGAGTTAAAGATAATGTAGGGGATGTAACAAAGACTATACAATCTACAGGAAACAGTTTTCCTAAATTACAGTCATCATTTAGTGGAATAACATCTGGAATAAGTACGTTTATCAATAGCTTAAAGTCGATGTTAACGTTTGAAAACGCAGCAAAAGCCGTTACAATCGCCCTTGGTGCTACTTCAGTTAAATTAGGTTTATCTCTTGGAAAACTAATTGACAAGATTATAAACATAAAAGATCCAATAAGTGCTTTAACTAAAGGATTGGAAAATCTTTTTAACACTTTATCGGCATCAATTGCTAATATTGGAAAATCTGTAAGCAGAGCGGCGAATGCAGTTGCGCTTAAGAATTTCGCAGAAGCAATTCTTATGCTTGTTGGAGCCATTGCTATTCTTGCTTTACTTCCAGATAAATCTAGAATACAAGATTCACTTATTACAATAGGTCTTTTAGTAGTTGTTATGTCTGGAGTAATGAAACTCATGACTATAACTCCTGCTGGAACTGCTAGTATGGCATCTATTGCCGCGGCATTTATAGCTTTAGCAGCTGGAATAGCTATAATGGGTGGAGTTATTGTGGAAATGAAGAAAATTGCTGAAGGGTTTAAATCTTTCAGCGA